TTGCTGCGGTTGAAGGTATTTTCTTTTCTGGCTCATTTTGTTCAATTTTCTGGCTCAAGAAACGTGGTTTAATGCCAGGATTAACATTCTCAAATGAGCTGATTTCTCGTGATGAGGGAATGCACTGTGATTTTGCGTGTCATTTAAATAATAATCACATCGACAAAAAATTAAGTGAAGAAAAAATTAGAGAAATTATTTGTGGGGCTCTTGAAATTGAAAAAGAATTTATTCTTGAAGCGTTACCGGTTAGATTAATTGGTATGAACTCTGATTTAATGGCTCAGTATCTTGAGTTTGTTACTGATAGATTACTCACATCATTAAATTGTTCAAAAGTGTATAATTCAGAAAACCCATTTGATTTTATGCAAAACATCGCTTTACAAGGTAAAACAAACTTTTTTGAAAAAAGGGTTGCGGAATATCAAAAAGCCGGTGTTACAAACGCATCGTCTATTGAAGACATAACAAATATTGGAGATATTGATTTTTAATTAATTAAAGAAATGAAAGTAAAAAAAAGAGACGGTTCCTTTGAGGAGATGAGATATGACAAGATTACAAGAAGGATACAAAATTTCTGTGATGATTTAAACACTGAATATATTGACCCAACTTTAATCACATTAAAAGTTACACAAGGTATCTATGATGGTATCACAACGACCGAGTTGGATGTTTTAGCAGCAGAAACTGCAGCATCGTTAGTAACCACTCATTCTGATTATGCAAAACTGGCGGGAAGATTAGCAGTCTCGAATTTACATAAGACCACACCAAAAAAATTCTCACAAGCAATTAAAGAGTTATATTCTTTTATTGAACCAAAAACAGGAAAAGAAACTACATTAATATCTGATGAGGTTTTTCAATTTGTTCAACAAAATAGAGAGGCGTTAGATGGTGCGATTAGACAAGAAAGAGATTTAGATTTTGATTATTTTGGATTTAAAACCTTAGAACGTTCATACCTTTTAAAGGTTGGTAAACGAATTGTTGAAAGACCACAATACATGTACATGAGGGTTGCTGTTGGTATATGTAACGGAAATTTAGAAATGGCGTTGAGAATTTATGATGATTTGTCTCAACATTTTTATACACATGCAACACCAACCTTGTTTAATGCTGGTACTCGTAGACCACAAATGTCTTCATGTTTCTTAATTGGAAATAAAGGAGATGATATTGATGGTTTATTTGACACCATAAAAGATGTTGCAAAGATTTCAAAATGGGCTGGAGGTATTGGACTACATGTTCATAATGTGAAAGGTTCATATATAAAAGGTACAGGTGGAGAATCCGATGGTCTACTCCCAATGATGAAAACATATAATGAAGTTGCACGTTGGATTAACCAAGGAGGTAAAAGAAAAGGTTCTTTTGCTGTATATCTTGAACCATGGCATTCAGATGTGTTTGAATTTATTGATTTAAGAAAAAACCACGGAAAGGAAGAAATGAGAGCGAGAGATTTGTTCTTAGCAATGTGGGTTCCTGATTTATTCATGAAACGTGTTGAAGAGGATAGTGATTGGACATTATTTTCACCTGATGAGGCTCCCGGATTGTCAGATGTTTATGACGACCCATTTAAGTTCACACAAGAATTTACTGAGTTATATGAAAAATATGAACAAGAAGGTAGAGGAAGAAAAGTAGTGAAAGCTAGAAAATTGATGGATGCAATATTAACATCTCAAATCGAGACGGGAACTCCCTATATGTTGTATAAAGATGCTGCAAACTACAAGTCAAATCAAAAGAATTTGGGTACTATTAAATCATCTAATTTATGTACCGAAATTATTGAATACTCAAATGAAGAGGAGCAGGCAGTTTGTAATTTGGCATCAATTGCGTTACCAAAATATATTCTAAATAATGAGTTTAATCATGAATTACTTTATGAGTATGTTTACCAAGTTGTTAAAAATTTGAATAACGTAATTGACTTAAATTTCTACCCAACAAAAGAAACCGAACTTTCAAACATGAAACATAGACCTATTGGTCTGGGTATTCAAGGATTAGCAGATATTTTCTGTATGTTGAGATTACCATTTGAAAGTGAAGAATCTGATAAATTACAAACTGAAATCTTTGAAACAATTTATTTTGCAGCATTAACCTCATCTAAGGATTTAGCTAAAGAACAGGGGCATTACTCAACATTTGAGGGTTCTCCATTATCTAAAGGTATATTCCAATATGAATTATGGGGTAAAACAGATAAAGACACAAGTGGTCGTTGGGATTGGAAATCATTAAGAAAAGAAGTAATGAAATACGGTGTAAGAAATTCATTATTGGTTGCACCAATGCCCACAGCGTCTACCGCACAAATTTTAGGAAATAATGAAGCGTTTGAACCGTTTACATCAAACTTATATTCTAGAAGAACATTGGGTGGTGAGTTTATTGTAATTAATAAACACTTAGTTGGTGAATTACTTGAAAGAGGTCTGTGGTCAGATGAAATAAGAAAGAAACTTATAATGGAAAACGGTTCAGTGCAGAACATACCTGAAATACCTGTTGATGTAAAAGAAATTTATAAAACAGTTTGGGAAATGTCACAAAAGAGAATATTAACAATGGCAGCAAATAGGTCGATATACATTGACCAATCACAGTCATTAAATCTTTTTATTGGTAATGCAAATAAAACAAAAGTATTGGCGGCTCACTTATATGGTTGGAAACTTGGTTTAAAAACCGGTATGTACTATTTAAGAACTAGGTCGGCAGTCGACCCACTTAAAGGTTTAGGTATTGACACATCAACTGCTAAACCTATAAATGAAACACAAGAAATCCTAAATACTAATCACAACAATAATGATGAGGAAAAATTGGTTGAAATGGTTATGACATCAAGACCATCTGATTCACCATTTGAGTGTGAGGGATGTGGTTCATAAGCACAAGTGGGTGACTCCCTTAATGGTTCGCGGCCGACCGCAAGCATCCAATCATTTGACTATACAGGGGGTGAAGGTCAAATAATATATGTGAATCCCGACTGAAAAGTCGGGATTTTTTATTTATTAGTATTTATTGTTTCATTATATTTATTAGTATGGCTGTAACGTATGGTATAGATTTTCCTTTTAGAATTAGTCAGAAAGGTGATTTTTTAGTGATGACTGAAACTCCCGAGAGAGAGATTAGGGCTAACCTTATTCATTTGTTATTAACAAGAAAAGGTTCAAGGTATTACCTACCTGATTTTGGTACTCGATTATATGAATTTATTTTTGAACCAAATGATGCAATTACATGGGGACAAATTGAAGATGAAATACGAACTTCAGTTAGTACTTACATACCAAACTTGGAAATAAAATCAATAACGGTTACCGCAGCAGACCAAGACCCTGAAGAACCGGTGAGTCCACAGGAAGACGAAGATTCAAGGTTATTTAGAGTTTCAGATTATTCAACCAAACCTTACACTGCTAAAGTTAGGATTGATTATGACATAAATAATGAACCATTTGTTTCTTCCGATTTTATAATTATTAATATATAACATGAGTAAAAAAATATCATACGCGGTTAGGGATTTTGCAAGTTTAAGACAAGAACTTGTTAATTTAACAAGAGAGTATTATCCCGATTTAGTTAAAAATACTAACGATGCATCAATATATTCTGTATTGTTAGATTTAAACGCCGCGGTTGCGGATAATTTACATTTTCATATTGATAGAGTTTGGCAAGAAACTATGTTGGATTTTGCTCAACAAAGACAATCACTTTATCACATAGCAAAAACATACGGTTTTAAAATACCGGGTAACAGACCATCTGTTAGTTTATGTGACTTCACTATTCAAGTACCTGTAAGAGGTGACAAAGAAGATGAACGATACCTTGGAACCATTATAGCTGGTGCTCAAGTATCGGGTGGTGGTCAAGTATTTGAAACAATTGAGGATATTGATTTCGCGAATCCATTTAATGGTAGAGGAGAACCAAATAGATTAAAAATACCAAATTTTGATGGTAATAATAGATTGATATCTTACTCGATTGTTAAAAGAGAGGCTGTTGTTAATGGTGTTACAAGAATTTATCGAAGAGTAATTACCGAAACAGACCAAAGACCGTTTTTAAAATTGTTTTTACCCGAACAAAATATATTAGGTGTCACATCAATAATACATAAAGAAGGTACGAGTTTCGCTGGTAATCCAACAAATTCTGAGTTTTTAAATTCAACAAACAAATGGTATGAAGTAAAAACTTTAATACAGGATAAGGTATTTATTCCGGACCCAACAACAGCGTCAGATGCTGATAATTTTATTTCGGGAACCTATGTACCAGTATCAAATAAATTTGTAACAGAATATACTCCTGAAAACTATTTTTCAATAACCTTTGGTTCAGGTAATGTTAATCCACTTGACAACTTGGATAATTTTAATAATGGAACTATGAGAGTTAGTTTAGGTACGTATCTAAATAATTTATCATTAGGTTCATTACCAAAACCAAACACAACTCTTTTTGTAAAATATAGAATTGGTGGTGGTAGAGATAGTAATTTAGGTATTAATGTTATTACTAGTGTTGATGATGTGGATTTTGTAATTACAGGACCAAATGCATCAACAAACACACAAGTACAAAATTCCTTAACTGTAACCAATATTACTCCGGCTGTGGGTGGTTCAGACCAACCAACAATCGAAGAAGTTCGAAATATGATAGCATATAATTTTGCTGCACAAAATAGAGCGGTTACGTTAAATGATTATAAATCATTAATTGAAACAATGCCATCAACATATGGTGCACCTGCAAAAGTTAATGTTATGGAAGAAGATAATAAGATAAAAATCGAATTATTATCTTATGATGAAAACGGTAACCTAATCGATACAGTTTCAAACACCTTGAAAAACAATATACTAACATATCTTTCTGAATATCGAATGGTTAATGACTTCTTGGAGATTGAAAGTGGTGAAGTTATCGACTTAACACTTGAGGTTGATGTGGTTATTGATAAAAATGGTAATCAAACAGAAATTATTAGAACAATAATAGAAGATATCGTAAGTTATTTTTCAATTGATAAAAGAAAAATGGGCGACCCACTATTTGTTGGTGACCTATACAGAATAATTGGTGAGGTTAATGGTGTGGTAAACGCGGTTGATGTTAGAGCTTTTAATAATATCGGTGGAGAATATTCATCTGCGGAAGTTGCTCAATCATATGTTAATAATGAAACCAAAGAAATTGCCCAATCGGATATGACAATTTTTATGAAATCTAATCAAATTTATCAAATAAGATTTCCTGAAAAAGATATAAAAGTTAGGGTAAAAACGTTAGGAACCACTACATTCTAATTTAATTTTTATTTATTATTCTGGAAACCTATAATTTTCTATTTATATAGAAGAATGCAAAAACATAGAATTTCCACAAATATTGGTAAAGACCAAAAGGTTGTTGTTGAGTTAAAAAATGACTTTGACCTTTTGGAAATACTTTCGTTAAAGTTTACACAAACTGAAGCGTACTCCTCAATGTGCTCCGATTATGGTGTTGTTTGTGGTAGAATATTTGTAAATAATGGTTTCGGTGTTCCAAATGCTAGAGTATCTATATTCATACCAATCACTGAAGAAGATTCAAATGACCCAGTAATTTCAACTCTTTATCCATTCACCACGGTTGATGACAGAAATGAAGAAGGTTATAGATATAATTTATTACCTTCGAGGAAACAACATGGAGGTCACGAACCCACAGGAACATTTCCTGACCAAAAAGATATTCTTACAAGAGAAGAAATTTTAGAGGTTTACGAAAAATATTACAAGTACACTGTTAAAACTAATGATGCTGGTGACTTCATGATTTGGGGTGTACCGGTTGGGAATCAAACAATACATGTGGATGTTGATTTATCCGATATTGGATGTTTTTCATTAAGACCCGATGATTTTATTAGACAAGGATTAGGTGTCGATAAATTTAAAAATTCTTTTTCATATAAGTCATCAACAGACTTAGATACATTACCACAAATAGTTTCATTTAATCAAACCGTTGAAGTTTATCCTTTTTGGGGTAACGAAGATTTATG